TTATTTTACTCTAATCTTCTGCCCAGCATAAATCTTATTTGGGTTTGCAATGCCGTTCATCTGTGCGATTTTCTGGTAAGTAGTTCCATACTTAGCAGCAATACCAGATAAGGTATCTCCAGAACGCACCGTATAGTATACCGCACCGTTGCCTTTTCCGTTAATCTTGTCCTGCACTGCTTTGTACTTGCTTCCAAGTACCGCTTTCCTTGTTTCTCCGTTTCCATATTTACCCTGCATAGTCTCTTTTACTAAGGTATCTGCAGATGCGCTGGCAATGTGGTTAATAAAGTCCTGCACTTCCTGGTATCTGGTGCCGAGGGCGTTCTTTCTATCCTGTCCTGCACCATATTTACCCTGCATAACTGCAACCGCAAGGTCTAAAGTTGCGCCAGATGGAGCGTCCGGTTTCGGGGTCGGTGCTGGGGTCGGTTTCTGCTCTGTTGCTCCTGCATACTTATCCCAGGCTGTCGCATCCATATAAGCCTTATTCATGTCCAGATTGCCATTATAGCCTGGCAATCTTCCGGTTCCACTGTACTGATGGATAGCAAGAGACTTAAATGCTCCATAGCCTTTTCCGTCTGTCCATGGTTTGTCCCGATATCCGTTCTGTGGTTTTGCGTTTGGATATTGCGCCATCCACAGCGGATATCCTGCCTGTGCTACGGATGTCCAGTTATACTGTCTAGTTACGGATGCACTTGTGTACAGGAACGCTTTCACACCCGTTTTCTGATATACCCTGTCTAAAAATTCTTTTGCCCAGGAAACACCAAGGGTAAGTTCCTCCTCCCAGTCTAATACCAGGATTGCCTTACCGATATAATTCTGAACAGTCTTTACGAAAAAGTCTGCCTCTGCTACTGCACTTCCCTTACATCCTTTTTCTCTTGCATAATGGTACACTCCCACTTTCTTTCCGGCATTAATAGCCTGCTGCATAGCTCTGGTGTAATCTGGATTTACATATCCGGTTCCTCCGGTGGCTTTTACAATTACAAAATCACAAGGAACTACATTTAAGTTAATTCCTTTCTGCCAGCTACTAATATCAATTCCATTCATGCTCATATTTTCTTCCTTTCTGCCGGTTGTGCCGGCGCAACAAAATGGAGGGCTTTATTCGCCCTCCGTAACCTCTGGAATACCTGCCACACTGGTAAGTACACTTACCACGCCTGCCACTACCGCACTAGATACCACCATCTGCCAATCCACTGCGGAAATGACTGCTCCTGTGCCAATCACTGCCACGGCTGTCTGTGCCATAGTCTTAACTGCACGGATTCCTGCCGCCTTTAACCATTTTTTTGTATCCACGGATACTTTTAATACGCAATTCTTAAACATACTCATTTCCTCCTTTACATGCCAATCTGAGAAAAGATAAATCCGACTGTGACGCTGATCACTGCCGTTAATACATATCCAACTACCTTTCTCCACATTTCCCCGTCTCGGCTTTCCAACTCCTCCAGTCTGGTTTCTTGTCTGGACTGGCTCTGTGCCATCTGCTCCACAGACTGGGCAAGGCTCTGCACAGATGCAGTCAGTTCCCCAATCTGCCGGACAGTTTCTTCCAGATCACCCAGCCTGTGGTTCATTCTCTTGTGCTCATCTTCCATTCTCCGGCGGAATTCCTCATGCTCCGCCCTGCCGATAGGTGTGTCCATATGCTATCTCCTTTTGTTTTTTCTGCAATAAAATAAGACCTATTAAAACTCTAAACCAAATTATCTTTATAAGTCTTTAAATATAGGTATTTCTTTGTAATATTAACCAAGAATCTCTAACTGTCATCATTATATAAAGGTATCTTCATAGTTTTTCACTCCCTTAGGTATATTAGTAGGTATATTACCTTTTCATTCTTCAAGGTAGGTATAAATCAAAAAGCGGCCATAACAGCCGCTTTTGAGATTTTAAATATTTTCGCATCATAGAGTAATTGAATCACTCAATTTCATTATTGCTTCTTTCTTTGTTTCTGGTAATACATGGGTATATAAATTTGCAGTCATATTAATACTGGAATGTCCTAAAATTTCTTGTACTATTTTTAAATCTATCCCCTTTTCTAAGCATCTTGTTGCAAATGTATGCCTTAATGTATGAATATGAACACCTTCCAGCCCTAAATTTTTAGTTATCCTTGAAATTCTCTGCCTCATATCAGTTGCCCATATTGGATTTCCCTCATCATTACAAAAAACAAGATTTTCTTTATTGTAATCTTCACAATATTTTTTTAACAACATCTGCTTTGTTCGAACATCCTGCAAAAGTTCAACTGCATCAGGCAATAGTGGAATTTTCCTAATGCTTTTTACTGTTTTAGGTTGATGATAGCCTATCTCATACTTTTTTGTCTTTTTATTAAGCAGCATAACACTTGTCCGATTCACACTCAGCACATTATTATTGAAATCAACATCATCCCATGTAAGAGCAAGTGTTTCTCCTATCCTCATTCCAGTCAGTAATATCAAAGCAAACACCTCATACTGCGCGTAACTTCTGGCTTCCGCAAGAAATCTTTCTTGTTCCGAAACAGTTAAAACTCTTGCCTCTTTTACTTCTATTTTTGGAAGTTTTATCTTATTTGCAGGATTCCTAATTATCATTCCATTATCGACTGCCTGCTCTAATGCAGGCTTTAGTATATTGAAAATTCGCGCTACTGTTGTTGCCTTCATTCCCTTCTCAATCAAATTATTTACAAATCTTTGAATCATATCATTTCTTAATGATTTCAATGTATATCCGCCTATATCTGGATTAATATGCTTTTGAATATAACTTTCATATGCTTCATAGGTACTTTCTCTAATGGAATTTTTTTTATATTCTCTAAGCCATATACTCATCCATTGTTCTAGTGTCATATTACTTGGTTCAATGTATACACCATTATTCAAATCATTAAGCGCTGCTGTAAGTTTCTCCTGTACTTCCTTTCTGGTTTTCCCGTAGAATGCTTTTCTTTTCTGCTTGCCATCAGGCGTCTTACCTACGGTAATTCTGGCCCACCAGGTGCCATCTGGGCGTTTGGAAATACTTCCTTCCCCTTGTCCCCTTTTAGCCATGAAGCTCACCTACCTTATTCTGCAGAAATTTCTTCCGGAGTTCTTTTTGCTTTGGTGTCTCTGTCAATTTTCTCCACTGTTCATCAGACATCATCTTAATGTCAAGAATAGGGACTTCGCGCCCTGCCTTGATTGAATTTACTTTTCCGATAACTGGATAATCTACTCCATTTATACTCATTTTTTATACCTCCTGCTAATTATACAAAACTCTAAATATGCTGCGGAACTCCCAGTCCTCCATATACATTCTCTCATGAATCACTTCCAGCAAAGGGTCATTATTTGGTGGAACGTATTCATTCCGGACATAATTTTTGCAAATCATTGTCTTAAGCCCTATGTAAATCATCATTGGTAAATAGCCTCTGCATGCTGCAATATCATACAATAGCTCCAGTCCATGCTTATTTATAGGGCTTTTGGCCCTGTATTCTGTCAGAAGTTCATTGATTACATCTTGTTTCTGCACAATACACCTCCCGGCTAGTTTCCCCTGGTATGGAAGAACAACGGTTTCGTAATAGGTACAGGCAAGTGGTGTCGCCCACTGAGGTTTTGCCAGCCATTTGGGCATTTTATGTGTCATACATTATTTCCCCTTTTTCAATTATTTACTTGATACAAGGGCATTAGCAGTGGTATAATTCTTTTGTTGATAAGCACTGCATTGCCCCTGTGGTGATGCTATGAGTTCGCTGTTACGCCAATAGCAGCGGACTCCTTTTTTCTTAAATATGCTCTAAACATACTCTCTACATGATTGACATTATATGACAGTATTTCAAAAGCATCATATAATTCATGATTTTCTCCTAAGTCTTTTTTAATCTGATATACCTCCAGCCACATATTCTCTAATTTGCGGAGCATCTGCTGTTCCTGTGTTTGATTCATCTTAATACCCCCAATCTGCATGGATTGCATTTGAAATATGAGCATTCAACTCCATTGGTGAGTGATAAAGCATTGACAGTATGTATGCCTGCTTTTTCTTTATCCGTTCCCCATGTGCTTTAAACTGGCTCAGAACGTGTTCCATATCTGCATAGGTTAATTTCATCAAGTTGTTCCTTACAAGTTCCCTGGGCTTATCTTCGCCATTTATACGGACTGTTTTACTCTGGGACAGCAGTGCATCTAAGATAACACTTACAAACTCATCAATCAGCTTTAAATCGTCAGCATGAGCAGCTTTCAAACTATCGTAGTCTATGTTCTCATGGATCAGCGAGAGAGTAGCTTGTATGTCCGCCTGTCGGTCCGTTCCCGTCTGACAAGACGGAATGTTATTTTTAAATCTGTTACTTTTAATACTGTTATTTTTAGTGTCCTGTTTGACGGTGTCCGGTAAATCCGTATGCGGTAATTTATGACATGGTACCGTATCTGTTTTTTTAGGATACGGTAAAGTTTCCATTAACGTATATATATTATTCCGAAAAGTTCCATCTTTACTTTTTTCTTGAACGGTTTGCACATATCCATATTTTTTTAACAGATTAAAATGCTTATAATAACTATCCTTGCTGATTTTTAAATCTGATACTATTTTTTCTCTTCCTGGAAATGCCGTTCGTCCTGCTCCCGCATAACTACAGAAGTAGCTATAAATAGCCTTAGCTTGAATAGTAAGACGTTTGTCCTGCATTACTAACTTTGGAATAATTCCAAAACCTAGAGAGTTGATCCCCTGTACCTGAATAAAATCATTAGGCTCATTCATATTAATCTCCTCACCATAATTTTTTTCCTTTATGAGCCATTAGGAACTCCCAGAAGTCATCTCTTGGGACTACCATTCTCTTTCCCATCTTCAGAGTGGGGCATCCCTGGATATGTAATATCTGGTAAGCAACTGCTTCACAGACGTTTAAAAGTTCCTGAATGTGTCTTGCTTGCAGGATTGGTGGGTACTCCTCAATTTCTTTTGGTCTTGCATTGGCTGCTTCATACATTCTTGCCATAGTGTTTCCTCCTTGTCTTTTCCTTTGATATATAAGGTTGTTTTGAACAAAACAAGGTAGAATTATGCCCATGAGGGAAATAGACTTGTAAATGACTTAATAAAAATACATGCTTTTTTAAAGGCATTTGACAAGCTATAATTCAGTTTTCTGAGTTTATTCGCCATTGTAGCAACTGCTTTACGAATTACTTTAGACTTTGAGCTGTTTACAACAGTTTTTACAAGTACAACTACCGTCTGGATAGCTTCGTTAGCAATTTCAATTTCCTGCATCTCTGTTAATACTTCAATAATTGCTTCATAGTATTTGATATCTGCATTGGATTGATTAATTTTGTATTTTGCTTCATAACAAAGAGACTTTTCTTCCCAGTAGTTAATTACTTTCTTTTCGTGTTCAATTGCTCTCTGTGCTTTTTCAATGCTCCAATCACCATTTTCAATGCTATTTAAAACTCTTTCTCTCATTTCCTTTGTCATTTTGATTTCCTCCTTGATTTGTTGTATCAACCTTATGGTCATAGTGTATCACTAACATTAGAGATAATCAATTGACAATGTCACCAAAAATAGTGACTTAAATTTGTATAAAATATCACTAATAACAGAGATATTAAAAATCAAACAAATTTATCTCTTGTATTAGTGATATTTTTGTGGTATCCTTTTAAAAAGGAGTGTGATATTATATGGCAATTAAGTATTATAAGCTGATTGATAAACTAAAAGCAGCGAATTATACTTCCTATAAAATGAAGCAAACAAAACTCATGGGACAGAGTACATATAAATCACTTATGGAAGGCAATGGTAGTTTAAGCCAAGATACCATAGATAAACTATGTAAAGAATTTAATTGTCAACCAGGTGATTTAATGGAATATGTTCCTGATGAACAACAACAGTGAACCATGCCTAAGAACAATGGCGTGGTTCTCTTTTTAAATCCGGTAGGTATAAAATAGGTATAAATATCTATCCATTTATGCCTTACATCCTTGAATATAGGACATTTCTCACTGCTCTTTTTTTCTTGCAATAAAATAAGACCCGTTAAGGTCTTGCACGTATTTCCATATGTATTTTCCTTTCCTGTTTGCTAAACTATATTGTCCTTTAGTTTACTGCATGATTTCTTTCCAGATAGTATCTCCAACGCCGAACGCCCCAGGCTCCCAGACGTTATTATCTACCATAGATTCCCATTTCTTTCCGTTGTGGGATACTTTCGAACCTGTTTGGTATTTAACTGGTGGGATTCCATTATAAGGTTCCCATGCAGGATATTCTTCCTGTGGTGTTGGTTCTGGTTCTGGAACAACTGTACCTCCACTTTCTACAGTTTCCTTAATTTTCTGTACTGTAGCACTTAAAGCTGTTACTGTTTCTTCCAGTGTAAGCTGCTTCTTTGCAATTTCCTCAATCTGTGTCTGTAATGGTGCGTTAGAATTTTCTGGATTAGCATTTGTCTGAGCAAGTGTAATAAGTTCATCTCTCTGCTCATCTGTAATTTCACTCTGCACCCACTTTGTATCGATTTTCTTTAAGATATCCTCTAAAGAGTACTCTTTAGAATTAATTACATTTTTAAAAATTTCGTACATATGATTCTTCCTTTCTTATAATAATGCAATCTGTGTGTTCACGATTGCTTGATTAAGCTCTTCAAATTTCTTGTCTATATATTTCTTGGTGTCTGCAATGTATGTAAGTTCCATTTCTGCATCTCCATTGTTAGATACAGAGGTCGTAGGGTAGTTAGTGTGTAAGGATTTAAAAGAAGAAATAGTTTCCAGTGCAAGGTCATGTTCTACCGACGTTTCAAGCACTCCGCATACTTCAAAATTAGTCCCTATTTTTTCAAATAAAGTGTTGACTTCTTCCAGTGTTTTAGTTGAATCCTTATAATAAATTCCGTTAACTCCTAAAGCAAATGTATTATCTTCTTTATTTCCCCAAGCACTCCATTTTGCAATAGAAGAAATAGCAGGAATATTGCCTCCCTTAAATATTTCTCTGAATATTCCTGTGTCAAATACTGAACATCTGCCATTTTCATCTCTTTTGTTAAATACAACCTGTTTAAGAGGTTTTAGCTTTTTTACTCTTTGTATATACTTTCCACGTTCTAAATCAATCTCATCTGTTACCCACTGTTGTCCTGTTGCATCTGTGTAGTTACCACCAGAATCTACTTTTATTCCTGGCAAGCCGTTTGGAGTGGAAAGAGTGAGCGACTGGTTAAAATACAGTTCATAAGGCAATACGCTTTCTCCATGGTTTAACATAATGTCATAAAACTCTGCACTTTGTCCGCTTTTGTTTATGTCAAATCTTAAAAATAGTTCATCTCCTTCTTTTATTTCAAATATTACATAATTTTTAGTTCCAGTAGCTCTATAAACTGTACTGTCACCAGTTCTTATGCAAGCATACATTTCTACGGTATCAGTTCCGTTTGTGCTACCAAAAGGTTTGTTACTTTTGTAAGATAGTATATATTTACCTAGCGGAAGTTTTATCGCATCATTGTTCTTGCCTAAAATATTCATAATCGCTTCTTTTCCAGTAGAAATCTTACTGTTAAATATAATTTTATTACCAGATACCGACAAGGATAAAGTTGTATTATCAACTTCATATTTTTTTACAGCATTGATATCAAACAAATTCCCTGTATTAATCTTGATATCAACATTCCCTTTCTCTCCGACATTCACAATTGGAATCGGTGCATCCAGTGACGGAACACCGTTCTGCTCACTCTTACCGAATACTCTTAGATTCTGAATCGGCAACTTCGCACTGTCGGTTACGTCAAGTGGTGTTCCACTTGCAGTTTCTACGATTGCATCTGCTTTCCTGTTATCCAGTCCAACTATATCTTCCTTTAGTTTAGCAATGCCCGTTTTATTTTCTTGTATCTGCTCCCGGTCTGCCATAATCTCCTGTGCAGCACCTCGCACAGCCTGTACCTGCTTTTCTCCCTCTGCGGAGACATTCCCGGCCTGGGTTGCTCCTTCTGTCTGTACTGCCTCGATAGCTTCTGTCTTTGCTGTCTCTACCGCCCTTGTAGCTGTACCCTGTGCTGCCTTAACAGATTCTACAGCATCATTTCCGGCAGTTTGCACACGCTCTGTCTGTGCTTGTCCGGCGTTGTTCACATCTGCAAGAGCCTGTTGTGCCTTTAAAGCAAAGTCTCCTACTTCTTTATCTACCTCTGCCTTAGCCTCCTCTACTGCACGCACAGCATTTTCAGCCGAATGATTCATCATTGCAATTAATTGTTCAACAATATCTTTTGTCTCTTCTTCCACTGCAACTTTGTCCACTTCCATGCCTTCCAGACTTTCACATTCCGTATTCAAAGTAGTGTTCCACTCATTTTTTATTATTCCATCTTCTGTTGTTTTTACTGCACATAAAATAAACTTCACATTCCCTTTATAAGCAGTTACATTTCTCTTAAGGAGCCAAGAAAAAGTAATATTATCTCCTTCTTCTTTCACATCTTCCACAAGATACTGGTCTTTCTTATTTCCAGCATTCTGATAATTTATGCGAAGAGAGAAAAGAGATAGGTCTACGTTATCTCCAACAATCTTTGGACATTTAAAGTACAATCTGTTTGTCTCTTGGTCTGATTCTGTGCCAAGGATTCTTTTGCTTGTAGGCACTGTAATTATTCGTGTCTCCGGGTTAATCGTACAAAATTCTTCTGTATCTGCGTAGATTTCTGGCTCTTCCTGTATTTCTTCCAAAAGTTCCTTTTCCAGTTTTTCCAGTTCAGTCATCCTGCCTCACCTCCACATAATTTGTCCGAATTCTGTAATCTTCGCGTACTCCAACCACGCATACCTGGAATGTTCTCCAGGTAAGCGCTTCTTCTGGAATTATACAGTTATTATTTTCTAATCTCACAGGATATTCCTCTCCCTGATTACGGAATACTGCAATTTTCCCGCATCCGACATATTCTTCAGAAAAAGAAAATTCTGCCTGCAGATACCCTTTGCTTCCTTTTACTAAACCCGAAAAATCACAAGATATATCTTTTTTAAGCTGCTGTGCTTTTGCTATAAATTTTAACGTTCTCATATTTTCTCCTTCCAGATATTTTAGTCTACAACATATACGATAGTACCCATGCGTTCTGCGTTATCTGTTCGTTTTGATGCAAATCGAAATGTTCCATCTGGAGATATGCTATAACGAACTAATCCATTATCAAGAATACCATTACCAACAACTGCTGCAGCATTAAAATATACCGTATGTTTTGGTCTGTAACCACTTGGAGCTGCTAAACCAGAAAATACACCATAACTTGTATTAGCAGTTCCAACCCAGTGTATCGTACATTCCACAACATTTCCGTATTTCCGGTAGTATGCTGTTACTGTTTTCCCCTCATAACTTGCATTTTTAACGACTTCGGATTGTGTATCAGGCAATTCGCTGGAAAATGCCAATCTTCTAGGAGTTATATTTGCATCTCCGTTCAATCTAGTTCCAGAGTGTACTTCGCCATTTGAATTTACGCTTAAAAAATACGCATCATCTTTACTTCCAGCACCAGGTCTTAATCTTAAAAATTCCCCATAACTTCCTATCAATGGCTTTCCAGAGAAAAGTTTGCTTGGTGTAAGCACCCATCCATTTGTTGTGTTTACATCGCCTGTAATTTGTAAATTTCCATTATTATAAAAAATAAATTCTTTTCTGTTTGCGTATCCTGCTTGCATATTTGTTATAATTTTAGCCAATGTATCAGCAGTGATATACATTCCTTCGTCTCCTCCAACTATATCGGAATCAGTAACATAATCAGAAACACTTTCACCACTTCCAATAGCCATATATCCGTTTGCACCACGGATTTGCATTCCATCTCCATTTTCGTCACCTTCTGTAAGTTCAAAAGGAATTCTTACACGACCAGCTATCATCATTTGCAATGCTTTTCGTAGACGTAAGTTATAGTTGAAATCTGCAACATCATCTACTTGTGAAGGTTTTCCAAAAGCAATCCCTTTTCCTGTAGAACGTATATCTACAATATAATGCATAGAAGGAATATCTTTAATAGAACTACTACTTCCTACACTATCAGATACCGTAATCCTTATATTGTAAGTGTACTCCGTAGACAAGGAACCACCTATAATTTTGCTTACTACACCACTTGTTCCTGTCCCTGTAACAGTAGTAGCTGTCCAATTAGTAGCGGTTTCAGATTTATATTCTATTTTTATTGCAGTTACAGATTTATCCGTAGCCCATTTAAAATCCACTTTTACATATGTTCCGTTTTCTGATTCTGCACCATCAGACGTACACCGAGCAACTGAAAAATCACTTAAACGAGGTGCAGTATATGCCAACTCCCAAATCGCATAAAGTGTAATAGATGCATTTGAAGTATAATTTTCACCTGCAGCATAAGATACAGTAATGGAAGATGGAGAAGTTCCCCATCCTTTGAAGTTATAATTTGTCCGTGTTGGTTTTGTAGAACTTAATTTTAATGTTACACCATATGTTTTTGTCTGTGCGCCTGGTGCGCCAGAACCACCATTTTCATTGTAACTTACCGTATATGTATTAGCTTTCCATACAGCATATAAAGTAACAGCAGCGTTTGCTGTGTAGTCTGCTCCAGATGAATAACTAACACCACCATCAGAAGAAGTAGCCCATCCTTGAAAAGTATAGCCTGTTTTTGTAGGTTTTACAGTAGAGAGCGCTAATGTAACTCCATATGTTTTCGTTTGTGCACCAGGAGCACCAGAACCTCCATTTGCACTGTAACTAACTGTATATGTATTTACTTTCCAAACAGCGTACAATGTTACATCTGCATCGACACTATATGCAGAACCAGATGAATAACTTACACCACCACCAGAAGAAGTAGCCCATCCTTGAAAAGCATAGCCCGTCCTAGTTGGTTTTGAACCACTTAATGTCAACACACTTCCATATACTTTCGTTTGTGTTCCAGGTGCACCTGAACCTCCGTTTGCATTATAGCTTACATAATGCTTTATTTTTAAACCGCCACTGCCAACTGCAATCTGTTCAGGTCTGATTGCACCACTGCCATAACGATAACTACCTGAATAATAAGCAGTCACAATAGGGTTGCTGACCGATAAATTCTCATCACTAGCCCATATCTGAGTTATCTTCCGAACATCCTTGGATATATTAGGCGTACTGGTGTAAGAATTTCCAGTGGTTGTTGGATATAAATATTCTTTCCCTGGGGCAATTCTAATGATGTCACCAACCCGATATCTATAATCACCATAATCAATACTACTTACTTGATGTGCCATGTTTTATCACCCTATCTTTCTAAGTCCCATATTTCCGTTCGCTCTAATCTGCCATACGAATCCTTTTCCTTCTCCGATCTGAAGCTCATTCTTAATGATTGCTTTTTCTATATATAAAGCCTTGTTATTTACATACGCTATCCTAGAACTGCCTTCCAAAAAGTCTACAGAAGTGTTCGTGATTCGGACTTTAAAAGGGTTATCCTCTTTTCCGAGTTCAATACAAGGCGCACCGTTTTCGTCTGTTGTCATTACAATATAAGCAGTCTTTTTTCCTAAATCTTGAACGGTTTGGTTTAAATTTTTGATAGCACTATCTACTTCCGTTACAGTTCCAGCTATCTTGTTCATTTCATTTGCTGTGTTATTTAGATTCTTTTCTACTGCACTTAGGTCAAACTGCCATCCAGAGGAATTTTGAGTCAGAATCGTAGAACCATTTTTATCTTTCACCATTGTACAAATAGAGTCAGATAACTGTTTAATTGTAGATTCACTTATCGTAATTCTATTCTCATTTTTCTTTGCCAAATCTGAAGCATCTTTTGCCTTTTCTTTAGCCTCATCCGCTGCATACTGTGCGTTTTGTGCGTCCTCTGAAGTTGCCATATCCTCTGGTGCAGGAGACCAATCTGTAGCTTTATTGCCTATTTCTAATTTGAAATTTGAAAAAACAACAGTTCCGGTAACATTATTTAGTCGAAATCTCATCCCTGTATTTTTAGACCCATTCCAAACTTCTGGAATTTTCACCGTTGCTACAACATGCCCAGATTGTTTTGTTTCAGATATTTCGGTTATTCCAAAGGAGTTCCAATTACTAAAACATGATTGTACTTCAATAGTTCCAGATATAGCATCAGCAGTTTCCCAATCGAAAGAAATTACAATTTCTTTTTGTGTTCCATTGTGCAAAATTTCTTTTCCATAATCGCTATACTTATATTCCTTTGTCGCCTCATTTGCAACTCCAGTTCCGGTTTTACTGACACCATTTTTGGTTCCGATTAGTAGATTCCTTCCACCAATCTCAATTTCATCAATCTGTTGTTTTACGCTCTGTGTAATAGAATCTGACTGCACTTTTATAGCTGCATCTGTCTCTTTTTTTGTATAATAGCCCCCAAGTGTTTGTGTAACTTCCTTCTTTGTGGCTCTTAACTTAATCTCCTCTGCATTTTGTCTAATATCTGTCTCTGCTTCTGTTACCCTTACCGCTAAAGCATTTGCATCTGCCTGGGCCTTATCTGCCGCGACCTTTGCTGCTTCTGCCTGCTTCTGTGCCTCATCTGCAGCGGCTGTTGCTTTGTCCGCTGCCGATTGTGCAGTAGCCGCATCTGTCTTTGCTTTATCCGCGGTAGCCTGAGCTGCGGCAGCTTCCGCATTGGCCTTATTGGCCGCCTCCTGGGCTTTTGTAACAGCCGCTTGTGCTGCTTCCACTTCCTCTGCAGTAGCATCTACTTTCGAGGTGACGTCCGCTAGGTTCTGTTTAGCAGCATCCAAATCAGTCTGGGCAGCTTCTGCCTTCTTAGCAGCTTCGTCTGAAGCATTTTGTGCTGCAAGAGCTTTCTGTGCCGCCTCCTGGGCAGTTGCCTGAGCTGTTACTGCATTAGATACTGCCTGATCTGCTGTGCTCTGTGCTTTTGCAGCCGCTTGTGCTGCAGCATCTGCGGTCTGTTGGGCAGTAGTTGCATTCCCTTTTGCCTCCTCTGCTACTTTCTGTGCAAGTAAGGCTTTGTCCGCTGCATCATTGGCGGTCTGTTGGGCTGCCCCTGCATCTGTCACTGCCTTGTCTGCTGCAGTCTGGGCACTGTCTGCTTTTGCTGTTGCATTGGCCGCGTCTGTCTTTGCTTTCTCCGCCGCCTTTGCCGCTTCATCTACTGCCTGCTGGGCCGCCAGAATATCTTCCTCTGTAGCATCCACACGCCCCTGTACACTAGCCAAATCCTCTTTTGCCGCCTGCAAATCAGCCTCTGCTTTATCTGCTACGCTTTGTGCGGTAGTTGCCGCTTCTTTTGCCTTATCCGCCTCACTTTGGGCTGACGCTGCCGCCTGTTTTGCTGCATCTGCTGCCGCTTGGGAAGCTACTGCATCCTGAGATGCCGCATCAGCCTTTTTCTGTGCATCTGCAGCGGTCTGCTGTGCCTGAGCTGCTAAATCAGCTGCATTATTTACTGTTTCATCTATTTTCTGTACCTTTGACGCTGTAGAGGATAGCCCTGCCGCATTCTGGGATATCTGGGTTTGCAGGTGCGCTTCTGTCTCAGTAAGGTCTGTTTTTCTGGCATAGTCTGCTTCCATGGTCTGAGACAATGTATCTAGACTGTCTCCAAGAGAATCAATTTCTTTCTGAGCCTGGACGGCATCCGCTTTAGCTGCCTGGGCAGTAGCACTGGCAGCTTCAGATAACGCTTTTGCTTCTCCAGAGGTAGCAACCGCCCCCTCTGCTTTTTGTACGGCACTGTCTGCTGTGGTCTGAGCTGTGCCTGCCGCCTCCTTGGCTTCTACTGCATCCTTTGCAGCATTCTCGGCAGACCGTTTTGCTTCCTCTGCTTTTTTCTCAGCAGTATCTGCTGCAAGATACGCATTGTCTGCTGCTTCCTGAGCTTTCTTTACTGTTGTTTCTAATGAAGTAACACTTTCTACTACCTTTCCCACAGAAGTTTCTGCCTCGTCTGCTTTCTTCTGTGCTTCTGTTGCTGATTGAAATGCGGTATCTGCAGATTGCTTTGCAGAATCTGCTGCCGTTTTAGCATCTTCTGCTTGCTGCAATGCAGCTTCTGCCTGTTTCACTGCACTGTCTGCCTTTCCTTTCGCTACATTTGCTGCATTCATGGCATTTTGTACAGAAACCGTATGTTTGGAAAATTCTTCTGCCAATTCCTGCACCTTCTGGGAAATACCGCCTTCCTTGATAATATGCTCCCCTAGAGTTGCTTTTTGTTCTTTGTTGGTAATAGATGTTTCAAACTGTAGAATTCTGGTAGATAAATATAAACCTCCTTCATCATCAATAACATTAATTCTGTCACCGATTCTAATATTGTCTGGAAATCTGGTAATATCTACTTCATAGTTTACTTCCAGATCACAAATTTCTTTTAATTTACTCACCGCTCGGTTGCAAAGTTCTGACTGGCTAAGCGTGTCATAGCTAAATGCTTTTACAATATGCCCAACATCTTTTTCTTTGTTTGGTTCTTTTGGATAAAGATACCTACTCCATTTTTCTAGTGCTTTTCTTGAAAGCAATTTCGTACCACTTACATAAAAATCCCCGTCATCATAAGAATAACCACTAAGGGTAATAGGATGTTGTTCTTCCTCTTCATGCCCTTCTGCTGGTTCTGGAGTGCCTCCCGTAACTTCCAGAGCAGTTGCCAAATTCGCAATGGTCTTTTTCGTAACAATGCTGTCTATTTCTTTGTTTAATCTAAGCTGGCATCCTATGTCATGTCCGCGTTTTTTATGGATATTGATATACTTTCCTGTAATATCCATCCCTTTAATGGTAAAACTATAAGAGATCTCACAATTATCAAACTGAGTAGCGACACTGGCAAGGCGTTCTGTTGCAGTACATTCTCCGTCCCAGCTTAATTTCCTAGTAAGATTTGGAATCTCGTTGATGCCAATAACAAACCCTGAATCAAAAGAAAACTTCTGTATGTAATACCGAATAGGATATGCCTTATCTGCTTCATAAGCTCCTACTACCTCATTTAACAGATCTAACCCTGCATCTTCTGCATACAGATGTAATTCCTGAGACTTTGTATCAAATTCTGATTCTATAATGGTATAAAATTCATTGTCACTTCCCTGTTTACGAAGAATATAATTTCCCACCATGGCAGCCTCTTCCAATTTTAATCTGGAAGCACTGTTACAGGAAATTTTACATTCAAAAGACGCCACACCGGTTTCCACATCTTCTACTTTCAAATCATCTGTAATCATAAGACCCTTTTTTAAGTTTGTGCTGGCAAGGCCTAAGATATTCATTTTTCTGTCTGCAAAATAAATAATCATAAAAACACCTCTCTGTAGCGCACTTTAAAAGCAGGGGCATACTCTGCCGGAACCCAATCTGAATAGGTGAATCCTATCTGGTTTAGCCCAGGTGTAAGGTAAAATCCTTCCCAGTCATTCCCAAGAGCCCCCAGGGACTGGTTCAGAACACCATTTAAATAAACATTTCCATCCTGGCAATCCGCCTCTAACACATCATTAGCACTGAATTTGTTCGGGATGTCTTTCCATGTCTGGCAATTACTCTTTACAAATTTGGCAGAATAAAGGCCATTAAAAGAAAGCCGTGGTCTGGCTGCGTATTGTAAAAAAGCAAAAGTAATTTCATGTATAGCCATATCTCTGATTGCACTGTTAGAAAATGTCCTGGAAATACCGCCAAGATTAAACGTTACGGTATCTCCTGTTTTGGTAATGGTAGAGGAAACCCCTGCTTGGAATCTCTTATTTCCATAAGAAAAATCTATATCAATAGTCTCCACTGCTGTCCCATTGATATAGAAAATAACCTTTCCTGATTTCCCATTAGAACCTTTATATAAAAAAGCACCAGCTACAATCTTTCTTCCGCTTCCACTTCCATTCACCAGAAGAACCTGAAAACCACCTAATTCAGAAACGCCAAAATTCCCGCTTCCAATAGATAGCTTATGAGAAAAAGATAACTGTCCGTTCACAGCTCCAGATACACCAGAAGCATCTTGTGGAAGTTTCCTGGTGATAGATGGACCATGCCAGCCAGAGCCACTACCGAAAGCGGAAGCTGTAAGGAAATAAGTCTCTGGCACATCTGCAACATACTGGCTAATGGGAAGATTGGCGCAAGTAGTCTCTGGAAGAACTCCTGCGCTTCCTCCCGTGCCGTCTGTCCGAGCGGTTTTAAACTTAATCCCAGTAAGCACGCTTGTAGATGCCGAAAGCCCTGTGACCGTAATGGAAAAGTTCACTGTATGGGCAGTTTTTCCCCTCCAGAACTCTGAAGGTTTTTTAATGGTAAAAGTCCTCCAGGCTCCTCCCAGATAGATTTGCCCCTGCAATGCATAAGGCGGACCGAAATAAGACCCTGTATTCTTCAAAGATGCAGTAACCGTTACCGTTACTTTTACAGAATCAGCATTGCGGTTCGTTGCCTTTGCAGTTATAGAATAATAGAAAACAGGCGAACTCTGAGAAGTCGCCTTATTACTAAGAATCGTCCCTGAGGTATCCTTTGGCGTTGCTGGCACTGCATAAGAAGCAATCCCCATTCCCATGCTTCCCGCCTGTATCGCTTGAGAAACCAGGCCTGTACTGGCGTTTTGTGCCCATTGGGCCTTTGCCGCACTTCCCCATCCAGATGTGCCTTCAAACCCTGCACTTACTAAAGTCTGGGATTTCTGATATTTATTTTCAGTGTCTGCTTCATCTGGGTCTCCTAGCTGAATGATTTTTTTCGTCTCATTAAAAAAAGCAACAAATCCACAATCTCCTCTTCCGGTCAATAAATTGGATGCAGAGCCATCTGCACTGGTATCTGTTTCTCTGTAAAAGTCTGCTTCCAAAATAGGGAAGGACTTATACGTTCCACGATAATCCAGCAAGATGCTCCCTTGCAGCATGTCTGGAATTGCTTCATACTCTACCACTGAGTATTTAAACGGATCCAGGCAAAGGAATTCTAATTCCCCTACTACTGCATTTCTTCCCTGTTCTACCTCTTCAACCAAAGATGGTGTTCCAATAAAATATTTATCAGGTTCATCACGAAAGATAAGCTGTGCATCTTCCGTATTCAGAACTCCGCCTAACTTGTTATATGCTTCCCTAAATTCCTCATTGGACTTTGAAATCAACTGGTATTTCACGGTTATAATGCGTTCTGGATACCTCCTGGACTTCCTGGAAGAACCGTCCCTGATACCTGTATGGAAAGATTCTATTTCAGGTGATAGAGCTTCCCTGCCTGATACGCTTAGGGTTCTGTAACCTGGTACTAAATTCTCTAAATATTCGCCATTTATCTGCATGGCTTCGGAAGGCAGTGTTATACCTTCCGATGTTTCTTTGATGTCTACAAAACTGTACATACTGCCCTCCTCATAAGATTCCATGTTTTCTACTATTTCTTCTTTGCCTTTTATCTAGTTCTGCTTCAGTATAAGGCGCAATCACCCTGGCAGTTTCTTTTCCGTCAATTTCTACTGGGACAATGATGGTGTAGTTTGCATTTTTTGTATATACATAGTCATCACTCAAATCTGCTGCAGACATATTTCCTGCTAATTCCAGATCTGGTTTTTTGATAGTAGAAGGAATATGAATTAATTTCATAGATGTTCTTTTTGCCTCACCAAACATTTTTTTCATCCCTTCAACATATCCTTCTCCCCAATATTGTCCCAATTTGTCGGAAACTTTAGATGGACTGTGAATCTGAGCTTTTGCGCGAATTGCTTTTTCTGCTGCTGCCGCCAACTGTGTGGCAATACTTTGAACTCTACCAAGAGATGCTGCCATACCATTCGCCAATCCTGCTCCAATATTATATCCACAGCTATATGCTCCCGATTCCGTTTTGCTTAACGCAGACAAAATAGAGCTTGAAATCTGTTTGGAAACAGACACAGAAAGCATCCCACCAGATAAAAGCCCAGAGTTGAATTGGCTCATTGCTGTCTTTATGGTATTAGGTAGTTTTTCTGTTCCACTTTTTACACCATCATTTATTCCATTTCCAACTTTTTTTCCTGCACTTTTCGCTTTCCCAGCCGCATCCGAAAAGGTATTGATTAATTTATTCACAGCCGACTTCGCCTTACTGCCAAGAGCATCCAATCCCTCGTTTACAATCGAAATAGAATCTTTCATACTAGTAATTGATTTTTGTGCCGTTTTAGCATTACCGGCAATAGATTTCATATTCGAATTCACAGCTACAAGTGCCGCAGCCATAACTGCTGTACCTGCACTCGCAGCTACCATAGCTACTCCAAACGCTGTTACCCCAACCGTTACCGTTATAATTCCAACTCCAAATGCCACAAAAGAAGCTGTTATTAATAAAAGAGATGTACCTAATGCAACAGTCACTGCAAGTAATGCGGCAAAAGCCACAGCGCTACTCATTGCTCCTGTACCTACTAACGGCAAAGCAGATGCTAATACAGTTACGGATGCCGCTGTTACTACCAAACCGGCTCCTAAAGCCAACGTTCCTGCAGCCAACACCAGGACTCCAGCCCCTGCCACTAAAGCTGCTGCACCTGCTACTAAAAATCCTGCACCAAGAACAATTGCACCAGCACCCGCTATAATCGCACCTGCAGCAAATACCCCCATGGCTGCCCCCAAAGTTAGAATAGAAACAGCCCCTTGCAATCCATATTCTGCAAGGGTTGGGAGAGCTGTTGACAAAATGACAATAGCCGTCGAAGCCAAAATTGCACTAACTCCAACAAGAACAAGTGCTGCTCCAAAAGCAAGAAATCCTACCGCTCCTACGGTTAATGCCGGTCCCAAAGCTGCCGCTCCAGCCGCTAGAAGTGCAATTGCTGCAACCATCCCTACCATTACTCCAATAGCAAGAGGTCCTGCATTCGCCAGGGCAATGGAAGAAGCAGTCATAACCGCCATTCCTGTCCCCACTAAAATACATGCAGCTCCAAAAGCAATCAAACCAACTGCTCCAGCCGTCAAAACAGGAGCCACATTTTTTGCAACTAACATCAACGCTCCAATCGCTACTACCATGCCCGCCATTACAGCAATTGCCAATGGTCCTGCATTTGCCAGGGCTATAGATGTGGCTGCAAGTACAGCAAATGCTGCGCTTACAACCAAGATAGCTGCCCCAAGGACTAAAAATGCCGCGGCTGTTTGTACTAGGCTTTTACTTCCCTTCATAGATTTAAGAAGAAACATCATTCCCACGGCAACGCCTGCTACTGCTGCAGCCATCCCTATTAAGACGCCGATTGCAAGGCCACCTGATTCTGCTACTGCTACCGCTGAAAGAGCGAGCAATGCAAAACCGCCGCTTATCAGTAGAACCGCTCCTGCCATCATCATAAACGCCTGTGCTGATTTTAGGATTGAACCAGAACTAGATTTGCTTGCTGCTCCTGTTGCTTTCGTTCCAGCCGCAATGCCAAATAATTTTCCAGCCAAACTTGTAATTCCTTTTCCAGCAAGCTTCACAATCGCGCCTGAAAATGCACTTACGAACGGGACAACCGCTTTCACAATTTTGAATCCTTTGTATGCAAGTAACAATTGCGGCAAATGCTGTAATACCAATGCAATTTTGTCTGCATTATCTTCCAGGAATCCTGCAAATGTTTTTAGGTATCCAGCTGCTACTTGTACAGCATCTCCAAAACTTTTAATACTGGTATCGGAACCAATTTCTCCTGTAAGTTCCGAAAATGCCGCTCCGACTGCAGAGAAAGCGTCTGAAAATGCAGTTCCTACGCCAGACATATTTGCAATAAAAGCATCCCAATATTTAGAAACCGTTTCAAGCCCTGTTTTTACCTTACCCGCAAGGATATTTCCGTCTATCTTATCAAAAGCACCAGATAGTTTTTCAACAGCTTTAATTCCGTATTCCGATACCACATCAAAAGCAGGAAGCAGTTTATTGCTTGCTGTCTCTGACAATCCGTCCATTGCCTGCCCAACGGTCTTGTATTGTGTTGCCATTTTCATAAAGCCGTCACTGGTTCCCACTTCTGCTATTGTATCTAAGAAATCTTCTGTTTTAACTTTTCCGGCTTGAATATCTGAAATGAGCTGTTGTGTTGTTTTCCCCATTGCTTTTGCTACTTGTGACATTCCTGCTGGAGTTTGTTCCAACATCAATTTAAAATCTTCCCATGCCACTTTGGGTTTTGCCGCCATCTGAGTTGCTTGCTGAGAAAGAGTTTTCATGGCTTGTTGTGGGTTTTCTGCTGCTGCTGCTAAACCACCAAATCCTTTTACCAGTTTTTCTGTATTCTTTGTTCCTACAGCAGAAAGCTGTGCAAAAGTAGAAGCCATATCGGATGCAGAATAAACAGTATCTGCAGCGAATTTTTGCAAAGAACTCTGTATATCTGCAATCTCAGCCTGAGGCTTTCCGTTCATAGACATATTTTCTCGAAAAGTTTTCCAGGCTGCAGACGCATTTCCCATTTCTGATACCATATTACCAATTCCACCACTCATGACAGAAAAAGCCTTTTGTCCAGCTTCCATCATAATTCCAAATCCAAAGCCACTGGTAACGGTCTCTTTTAATTGGTTAGCTGAATTTATAGCCTTTTTAAATGCACTGGAAAAGTTTGCATCTTTCGCCGATAGAATTGCCTTTACAGAAAAACTCTCTGCCATAGATTCAGCCTCCCTTCTTTAAAAATCTTCCAATCCCAGAAAATCTATCCTGAGATTTCTTTTTATTCTTTACTCTATCTATCTGTCTCTCATAATCAAAGAATTTACTAAACTTCTGATATACCGGTCTAGTTTTATTCTTGCCTATTCTTTTTTCTGCTTTTACAGCGTAATTCAAAAAAGCCTGCCAGTGTGTCCAATACTCTTGATCTACCTGTCTTAATTCCAAAGCTTCCATAAGAAGCTCATATTCCGGTATTGTGAGCTTATTCACCTGTTCCAGACTTCGAAAACCAAGGTATCGGAAACAATTTATTGCCATTTCCCTATATACCTGTTCAAAATCTTCTTCTATTTCTCCGCATTCTTTGCCGCTTCCATCTGTTCTGCTTTGGCAATGTCCCTTCTGATATTTTTCACTGTGTTCTTCGTAGCATTTGTTTTCTCTAAAAAATCCAGCACCTCATCAAACAGGCTGTCAATATCCGTACTTTCTTCTTCAATATAGGCATCTAAAAGGGGTTTTGTAACTCTTGGTTCCATGCCTTTATTAGCAGTATCCAACACTTCTTCCAACTGTTCTAAATCTCCATCCATAATGCCAGCCACCGCATATCGCAGTCCAACTTCTTTACTTTTCCCTTTAATGCCTTCTTCTGGGATAATAAGTTTTTTATTCATTTCTCTTAAAAATCCCATTCCAAAATTAAACTGATACACCTGTCCGTTAATTGTTAATTCCATCATAATTTTCATTCTCCTTCTTTTGCGATATCTTTAAATCCATACAATTCAATCATTTCCTGCTGTTCTACCGTAAGTGTTACTTCTCCGTCTGCTCCAGTTCCTTCGATTCCAAAGGTCAAAGAACACTCTACATAATCTTCTGCCCCTGAAGTTTCTTCAAACTCTGTTACATATGCCTGATAATATTTTGCTTTAAACTTATTACCCTCAGTTCCAGGCTCTTTCAAATTAATTTTCCAAACTTCTACCTTGTCTCCGTTGATAAGAGCTTTTTGCAGTTTATCTACCATTACATCCCCCTGTGCCAGAAGTGCTGTGGTAGTAATTTCAATTTCTACTGCTCCTGGAGTTCGGATTGGACCATCTTTGGTTTCTGTGGTATCTGCATCTCTGCTAATAGAAATACTGTTTTCTGTAGTAAAAGCCAGATGCGTAGCTGCCTCCTTCTTTGCATCAGCCAGCATCCTGTACATATAAACAATTTTCTTTCCAGATACCGCTTCTGCAAATAACTGTAATTTATATCTATTCATACCTGTTTCCTCCTAACTAAAAGCAAACTCCACTTCCAAAATCCCATGAAGAAGTGGAGTCTTTGTTGTAGTGTCTGTGATAATTCTCTGGTTCATATTTTTTACAAACCAAGAGTAATTCTTTGTTTTTTCTATCCTCCGGCACACAAGTTTGATTTCCCGCAGCATCTTTGATATTGTTCCCCGTTTCTTTGGGCTGCTGTGCCAGATATGGATAGAAGGGAATGTGCTACCAATAACCTCTGTTTTTGTATTACGGTCTGTCTGCTGCATATCCCCAAGATATACAAAAGGATATGGCGTATTCTCTGGCGGAAGTTCCCCGTCAAATACGTCATATCCTAATGCTTTGATTTTTAATAGCAATTCTGTGAAGATTTCCTGCTGTGGGTCCATGGTGTCACCTCGTCAATTTCTTCATGTCATTTTTGAACTTATCCTTCTGCTCCTCAAAGGCTGGTTTAAGATATGGCTGTGCTTTCATATATCTGGTACCAAGCTCAACGTAAGCTGCATATTCTGCTGTCGGTTCTACTTCTGCAGTCATTCCACCATTACGGACTTCTGTCCTAATACTATTTTTCAAATTACCTGAGGGTTTTACAAATACCTCTCCACCTGCTTCTTTGCTCCATTCATAATGGCCTTTAAATTCAGCCTTCCGTTTTGCTTTCGCTTCTAACTGTGAACCATGTTTTCGCACCGTATGCTTTACTTCCTCCATATCCACATTTTTCCTCAGCTTCTTTTGCAGCTTTTCCACACCTACAATCTTTACTTTTGGCGTCCCTGCACCTCCGATACAATAAACGTATGCTTTACCCTAAGCTTCCTGGAGACATCTGCCTGGTAGATAGTCTCTCCAATGCGTATGCGGCTGAACGGGGCGTTATAATGATTTTGAAGCTGAATAGTAAGGCTTCCTTGTTTGATACTGCCATAGAGTAACTTTAACGTCTCTTCCCCTGTGTTCATAACAGATGCCAGGCGTTTTGTCTCCTGTATCGTATCTTCCCTGTAATCCCCTGTTTCTGGGTCATACTCCCCTGGAGTAATTTCCTGGAAATAGACTGGTGTATCGTATCTCATATCCAGAGAATCCCTCCTTTTGCCTCATCCTGGTTGTGGGCTTCTTTATATGCCCGTATATCGTCCATATAAGCCGCAAAATCAGATTCTTGGAAATTCTGGCTTTCTCCTTCTACCGTATGAGTAGAAAGCCCTTCTGAACCAATTCGATTATATCTGGCAATGGAAACTTCAATTACAATGTATTCCAAATCGCTTCCAGGCTCCGCACCTCCAAGAAGCACCTTTAGTCTGGATTGTGTAGAATCAAGAATCCAGGACAATTTATCGTCCATGGATTCATCTTCTTCTAAAAGTCCAAGCATCTGTTTTAATTTTTTAAGCATACATACACCTTCTTAGGCTTTCGCTGTTACAACAGCTGTTCCTGCTTTCATTGCCTGGTACTCTGCATTACACTCCACTACAGTAATGTTTTTTCCTGTTTCTGCAGTAATATCTGCAGCTCCATCCCACACAGACCATGTCTTTACATTCTGTCCATATGCAACACTCACTTCTTCTTCAGAAATTTTATACTTGTATGTATTTCCACCTGTCTTTGAAGGAGTTACAGTAATTTTAGTATCTCCCTTCTCAGTACCTGCTGCAGACTGAACCGTAAGTTTTCCCAGCTTGGATTCTGCCTTTTCTAATTTTGCAAAAGCTTCATCTTTTACAATCATAAATCCTACATCCATAGTGACTCTAAGGGCTACTAATTCCTGTTCAAACAGGTTCACCGGTGTACCATCCTCATTTTTCAGTGTAGATAACTGTGCGGATTCATCCAGCTTATAAGACATACCAAACGGGATTCCATAGTACATATAATCGAAATCTCCTGCATAGAGATTTCCTTTTGCCATACCTTTCAGATCCACAACCGGGAGTCCGTCAATGGTATTAGCACCTCTGTCATACAGGCTTTCCACAATTACTCCATTTTCAATTTTATGTACATTGCGAAGTGTACTACGATTCTTTTTGGTAGAAATAAATGCATTTACATCGTAATCCGCATCGTTTAATGCATCTTCCATGGAAAGGATATTATCGTAGTTAATACCTCCACTAATCACATTGCCTGCTGCTACTGCAGATTCTTCCAAAGACTGAGGAAATGGATTATCTACATTTCGGATAGCTGCATCATCAAATTTCTGATGGAAAGCTTCTGCAATCTTTGGCTTCATCTGCTCAAAGAAATCAGACATTTTGTAATGTAGAAACTCTCTGGAACATGGGATGATAACACCCAACTTCTTAGCAACCATCTTAGCTTTCATCCACTGTGGTTTAGAGGTCTGGATTTTTTCACCTTCACCTACCCAGTAAGCTCCAGGGCCTTTGGCAAAATATTCAAATTCTTTCTCTTTCCCATTCATTTCCTCATACTTCGCAAGCTGCATCACTTTGCTGTTGTTGATGATTTCTTTTAAAATCAATTTATTATATTTCTCTGGGATAGTGCCATCTTTCTGTTCGTACATGGTTACGTTGTCTGGGTTGATTGTCTGTGCAAATAACTGCATTCCATACTTTCTATTTTTGTTCATGTTATTTTACCTCCACTATTTAATAATTCTTGCTTCTCTTGCCATATCTCCGATTCCTAAGCTTGCTTTGGATGCAGAAAATTCGCCACCATCCTTGGGAGTTTCCTGGCGGGCTTTTCCTTTTACCGCCTCATTTACTGCTGCATTAAAAAGCTCCACAAAGGAATCTACTGCTTTTTTTGTTTCCCCTGCATCCTTCGATACCATAAAAGCAAGCAACTCATCTGAAATATTGATATTCTTTTCAGACAGCATTTTTCTTGCTTCATCCCTCATATTGGATAAAGCTTTCTCGTTTTCCAGTTCTGCAATCTTATCTTCCAACTGCTTATTCTTATAGTCTGCTTTCTCCTGGGCATTCATTTTGGCAAGCTTTTTTGCTTCTTCTTCTGCTGCCTTTGCGCTCTTCTCCCATTCTTTTCTCATACGCTCGATATCTTCTTCGGTATATTTGGCCTCAGGAGCTGGCGGGGTCTCTGGATCTGTCACTTCCGGTTTACCCTCTGGGTCTGGGTTCGGTGGAGCTGGGTTTCCTCCTGGTTCTTCTGCAAATAACTGCAGCATGGTTTTAAATACTTTGTTACGCATCTTTTTCTCCTTTCAAACGATTTTTACATAGTCTGGAAACTCATCTGCAATCATGCAGATGCCAATGAAAAAGGAATCCACCAGAGTTTTTGCTTTCTCTGAAAGATTCCCATACTTTATATCAGCCCTTCCGGGCGAGATATCATATTCTATTTTGTCCTCAGTCAAATCCTCTATGGATTTTACTAAATTTTGCGTAAGAGTGGTCACTCCTGCACATACAATATCTTTTCCTTTTTCCTCATATCCTGCATGGCCATCTATAATCAAGCTATTTTCACGGATTTTTACTACAATCAAATACATCACCGCCTTTCCCTAAAAATGGGTATAAAAACACCGCCTAATTTCTCAGGCAGTGTTCTAAAACTTATTCTGTATCAATAATACCAGAAAAAAACTGGTATAACTTTCGTCCATAAGAGGTAAGTCTGTAAGATTCAAATTTACTGATTCTTTTCAGACGTTTTAATTTAGGATTCTTCTTTCCCTTCGTCACATCTTCTAAGTACTGAGCGACATTCCTCATATTCTCATCCATATCCAAATCATTTTTGCTTTCTAAAAGTCCTAACCTGGATAATTTTTCCTTAATCATACCTAACTGTGAATAATCCAGCTTGTAATCTTCCATAATTGTTTGCACATCTTCATCACATGCGATATAAAGCCTTAACACTCTCAAATCCAAAATTGTTAATTGTTCCAGAGTATCATAATACATAAGGATTGTATCTTCTTGTGACAGAACATTTCCTGTTACATTTATAAAACCATTTACAATATAATTCATCTTTTCCTGTTGCTTTTCTTGGGAAGCATAATCTGCGATTAATCCAAAATAATTCGATTGAATTTCTTTTTTCTTTTCCTCTTCCAGTTTCTCAAGCCGCGCATTTATTGCATCTTGATTTTCAACAATTTTGGATATATACAGTTCATAATTTTTTTCTAATTTCTTTTGTTTATATGATAACATCATATTACCAACTCCCGGTATTACTATTCCTGCTGCCTCACCAATAATTTCAACTGCCGTACCTTTTACCATCTCTGCAGCTATTGCTGGACCAGCTTCCTCCATCAATATCTTTCCAAGTTCTCCTTTTGCAGAATCTATCAGATTATTTAATCTTTCGCCCATAATAATCCCTCCATATTTTTTATCAAATTATACTATAATATTTCAGTCAAAACTACTATGAGCATAAAAATACCACCAGTCATTTCTAACTGATGGTATAGAAAACTATATAAAAATATTCTATCAAAGAACTAGAACTCTTTGGCAGGCGTGCGCTTCTCCTGCATCTCTCGGGATTTCCCCTGTCAGTACCGGCGGCGTGTGGACCGCACGAAATCTTCCACCTCAAAGAGCTCTGTTCTTATCATACTTCTATAATACATTGATTATTCCCTCTTGTAAAGAATTTTCTTGTTCCTCAATAATCTTTTCCACTCTTTTTCATCTATTTTCATAAACGTGATGATTGAATTCTTGTATTTTGGATTATCTTGAGACGTTGCCAAACGAATCACCGTTTTGAATACCTCCTGAGCCATTTTTATTTCTTTTAAAACTAACGCTGTGCTTGGTTTATTGGCTTCTATGATATAATCAGGACTGGCAACTATCTCCTCAAAATAAGAGGAAAATCTTTCATAATCATTTGGATGTCTGTCTTTAATATGTTGAATCTGGTTATCTGTAATAATAACTTCATCCGTCACAATATCCTTTGTAATGCATTTGTAAATTTCTTTATCAATTTTTCCTACTGTATGCACATCTGCTACCTCTTTTGCACCTGATGGAATCATTATATCAGAATCAACTTGCTTTGCAATGGTTTTCCCTTTCTTTTTCAATTTCTCCCATTCAGCAGTAGTACCACCCTTGTCCAGAAAATCCATCCATGCCTCATACTCTTCGTTATCTTCCCATGCCGCTGTAGAACAATGACAAAAAGGATGCATAGGAGGCGCATTCTCGCCAATCATCATATCTTTGACTTTAAAATGTTTTCCATCCAGTCCTTTGCAGATTCCGCATACATCATTCTTTCCACATGCTATGTATTCGTAATATTCAAACCCATTCCTTTCCAGGGACTGTTTCTGGGCTTCTGTCTGTATTCTGGCAGACTCTGTAATCATAAGACGCTCTGCATTGAATTGGCTTACTCCAAAACGCTTTCTAAGATGTGTAGCAAGTTCTCTTGGGTGTTTTCCCTGTATGATGTTCTGCTGCAAAAGTTTCGATAAATCTGCCTTTAGCATGTCTTGGTACATCCAGATACGGTCTGAAAAAGTTGCGTTATGGAAAGAAGCATTTACAATAGCATGTGCCGCTTTAGCATTGTCCTGTATGGATTTTCCAAGGATTCCAGCCTGTCTTTCCAGCTCCTCCAATGTCTTTTCTGTTAATTTTTCTCCCAGAAGCTTTTCCAGTTCATCAAATCCACTGACCAGTTCCAGTCCAATCTTAGCCTTTAACAGTTCCAGACGATTCACTTTCATGGTAAGGTTATAAAGGCGCATCTCTTCATTGGCCTTATCTGAGAAATCTTTTTCTGCCACATACTTCTTGGCTTTCCTAGCATATTCTTCAATATCCAGTTTAGATGCACGTTTCTTGGCTTCCGCAATGGTAATTCCTTCCTTCTTCGCATACCGGACATAAAACCCATTAATTTCCTTCTGGATTTCATCTAACATGTTCTGGTGAATTTCTGCTATCTGCTTTTGATATGCTGCATCATCCCTGATATTTTTCCTTTGCTGGGCTGTTTCTCTTTTTTTCCAGTATTCCTGTGAACTCATTTATAATTCTCCATCTAATATTGCCCTTGCCTCATCTTTGTTAATTCCAATTGCTGTAGATATCAAATTTACTGCCTGTCCTTCCGAAAGAGTTCCAGCACTAAATTGTGACATAATAGCAATAAGGCTTTGTGTCTGGGCACCATTTAATGATTTACCCTGAACTTCTGCCCCCCATCATCCTGCCGCACCTGATTTCCAAACATAGAAGCCATAACAGGGTCTTGCTCGTTTTCTTTGTCCTCTTTCTGGATTTTTTCTAACTCTGCTTTCACATCATCAATGAAGGAGGCAAGTCCCATGAGGGTTTCCTGGCTAATTTCCATACCGGAATCAACAAGTGTTTTCAACTCTTCCAATACAGCTTTTGGAAGGTTTGGTGTGAATGTAATGGTTAAATTATCAAGGCTCGCATTATCAGCTTCATTCACGTAGTTTTTCATGTTCAGAAGCAGCCGATATCTTCGCATAAGTCCTTTTTTGAACCCTCGCTGTCCTGTCTTTGCCATCTGCTGGAATCCGAATAATTTGTACTTCATAGCCTCCCCTGACTGAGTGCCAGAAAAAGAATCATCTGTTAAATCCGGCACAAAGGAAATCTTATGAATATCTTTTTGCAGTCTTTCTTTGTAAGCTTCCGTCCCTGTTACGTCATATTGCTTATAGATGTATTTTGCATCTGTCTGTGATTTACTTCCATCTGGGTTCACTCCTTCTGTTAAAAGCATTAAATTTGCTTTTTTCATTTTTATAAGATCGTCCGTTTTATATTTATTCAGATTTAGATTTCCTGTAATTATCATAGTTGCTTCATTTAAATCTGTCATATAATTAGCGGTATCTGATTGCGCTGCATCATATAAATCAATGAGAGGGATTACATCTTCGTATCCGCTCATGCGATATCTGTCCGGTGAATACTCTGTAATTGGCACTTCTTCCCAATAATGGTGTTCCCTTTTCTCTTCTTCCAGCCTCAGCGCATTCATCTGACATGGTTTATAGGTAATAATCTCTTTATCCGTATAGACAGTAACGGTGGTAAATTCCTGAGTTTCTACCTTGTATCTCGGATAACGTACCGCAAAAAGTGGTGTTCTTTCCACATCTAACCCATAACATACAAAAGTTTCAAACACATTACTAATAACAGATCTGTCTTTATCCTGTTTATTTCTGTATTGGAGTTCGTAAGCTCTTCCATACTTTTTCATGTCCCGCCACAACTCACTGTCCAGAGCTTCAATATCATTTTCCTTATCGTATTCTGCAATGATTTCATTTATTTTTTCATTATCACTTACTTTTTTGATAGGAACTCCTGTATTGTAACCAACATCAAATACATTGATGACCTTAGCAAAATTATGAGCCGCCCTGTGGTCTGCTCTTTCTTCTTCATTTCTCCTAGAATTGTCACTGTATATTCCATTATTTCTAGCCTTTATATAGTCATCTAATGCCTCAAGTCTGGGACATTGGACCTCATGATGGTTTCGAATCATGGAAGCCAGTTTATTCACATCATCCAAAATTTCCTCTGCGCTATTAGCACGATAGGAGCGGTTTGTCTCTGGTCCGTACAATTGCTGGAAACTTTTTGAGGTGTGATGTGCTGTATCTGTCCCATGTTCAAATTTATTTACTTCTAACATTTAAAACATTCCTTTCAATTTCTCTGCCTGTTCAGCCATGCTTTGTCCAGGTAGCTCAATTTCATTCACTGTCATATCAGAATAAATACCATATCGGATTGCACATAGAACATCATCATTTTCTTTTAATGGTTCTCCGGTATTTTTCTTCCAGATATATTTGTAAATTTCTTCCCTGAACCTTGGGCACTGTGAATATACAATAAAAAATTGTTTGTTCGTCATTAAAGTAGCAATGGCTTCAATGCCAGAAAGAACACGATTGTTCCCCATATAAGCGTTAATGCCTGCATTCTGAAACGCTGCAATATGTTCTGGTCTTGCTGGATCGCAATAAAAAGGGACATCACCATAACGTCTGATGATATCCTTCGCTACTGTTATCCAGTCTTTAATATACTTATGCTGTGCAGCATGTTCTTCAACAATATAGTAGCTGCTGCCTTTAACGCCAACCACCACAATAGCACCCCAGTGTTCCCAGCCCCAGTCAACTCCGCAAAACACCCTGTCAAAGATGATTTGTTTTGCCTGCAATGGTGTAATCACATGGACATTCTGGTCAAAATCAGGATACACGACCCCTTCTCCAGAAACCCATGCACCATTAATCCCCCTATCGTAGAACATTCCTTTTGGTGTAGATTCTTTGATATTTTTGATATAGCGCTCATCCAGGAAGGTGTTATCATCCAAACAGAAATGGAAATTCATAATGCCTGCTGCTGTTGATTTTATATAATCTTTCAAAAGCCAATGTTCTGGGTGATCTGGGTTTGTATCTGCAATAATCCTGGCGCCTGGTCCTGAACATCTTGCCTTGATTTCGTCAAATACTTCCTGATTTGCCAAAGACGCTTCATTGATATAAGCACCAAAAGCTGTCATTCCTCGGATGCGTCCAAGTCCACTGATATTCCCATGTGATGTCTGTACTATCTTTACACCAAATAAAGTAAAATTATTGAATTTATCAAATTTAAATTGAAATCCATATTTATTGGATAATTCCGTCAAAATATTATCCTGAATGTTTCCCATGGAATATCCAGCAAGAATGTACTGTGGTGTATCAATTCCAAGTTTATCTGCAGTTTTTCTAATACGAATCAACTCCTGTAAGAAGATATCGTTATCCAACTGCGTTTTACCAGACCGTTTTGCCCCATGATTTATGAGCAGAAACCAGTCTGTATTTCTACATGCTCTTAGGATTTCTATTTGCTTTGGTGTATATGCTTTGCTAAGATTCAGCATCTAATGTGCCTCCAATGGCTTCAAACAGTTTCATCACCTTATCCTCTGTTTCATCCTGTCCGGAACCTTTTATTTGTTCTGTCTTAGCCTTTATATTTTCAATTCTTGCTCTTTGTTCCTCTGTTGCCATATACATATGTTCTGCAAGCCATTCCAGAGCTTTCATTCTGTCCGGCAGTTTAATGCTTGCACCATCTTTTCCCTGTTTTACTTCTGCAATTAGGGTTCCATCTACTTCTGAGGAATCTTTAAAACGAACAACATTCACCCTTTTCGTGAGGGTTTTCTTTTCTCCTGTTTCCTCATCTTTTACCTGTACCGGTCCATAAACTGCCATCACTGGTACATCTTCCTGGCCAAATTCTACGAAATCTGTTGCATCTGAAAAGGCTATATCCATGTACTTCTGGAAAATATCAGATTCGTCTAGCATTTCCCGGTTTAGGCGGTTTTGCTTTAACCTGATAATTTCTTCCTTCATCTTAGGGTTTCTTAGGGTTTTACTTCCTTCTGTCATTGCCGTTTCATAACTACATCCGTATGCCTTCTTATATGCCTTTGTAGCATTAAAACACTTCACATAATACAAACAAAAAAGCCTTTGCTTATCGGTTAATTCAGCATTTTCTATCACTTGCCCAACCGCTTCTGCAATGGCTTCTTTTTTAGCGTTACTTTCGTTGCTTTTTTGTGTGCACACCTTTTTCGTTTTTGTGTGCACACTTTTTTTACCATCCTTTGACCATTTATATCTGGTCTTCCAGGACTTTACTGTATTTATCGTCACACCGTATTTCTCGGCTATTTCTTTGTACTTCATGCCTTTTAGGTAATCCTGATAGGCAAGTTCTGCATTTGTTGCTTTTACTTCTCCATCCAAACATCACCACCTCTCATTTCGTTTGTTTTGGAAAATACGGAGAGTAGGAGTCGAACCCACAATCGCTGGATATAAGCCAGGTGCAACGTACCGCATCACCTTCTCCGCATAAAGAAAAGACACCCGACTGCTGCCAGATGCCTTATGTGCTGAAAGTGTTTGCCACAGTCAGCTGGGTTATAATTCTTTCTCGACAAATCGGAAAGCCAGGAATCGAACCTGAGACATGTAGATTAAAAGTCCACCGCTCTACCAACTGAGCTACTTTCCAAACCTGTATCTATACCAAAAAGAGGATGGACGGTCTTTTATGATATTTACCTTTCAAGGCACCATACAGGCGTTACCGTCTAAGCCTGATACAACAACAGGGCTGTGACACCCTGCTGCCATTCTGTATACAAAAAGGAGTCAAAAACCAAAATGGGTAAGTTGTTTCCTCTGTTGCAACTTTACCTGATATCATAATATCATGGAATGTCGGTTAATTTGTACTCCAATTTCAATTTATTTAATATTGCGAAGAATTTTCTTCTGGTTCCATAGAAATCATTTTTACACATTGGGATTTTTCCCTGCTCATCATCATATTCTATAAATTGATATGATAAATCCAGTGTAACTGATTTCAGTATATATCTCCATATCTCAGGATTTGCCCTTATAGCAGCTTCTTCTATCATAGCGCAATCTCTTTTGTAGATGTCATTTTCTATTGCCTGGTTCTCTACCTGGCTTCCTGTGTTATGTGCTTTTGGCTGACCATCATACTGCATAGCCGATATTCCGTATTTTATCTTGCTTTTCTTTTCGTCATATTGCAGACAGAAGGCTTTTAGTTCTTTGTAACGGTTCTTGGATATTCCATAATCTTCCCAGGTCATGTCTCTTAGTCTTTTCTCCAATGGAATCACTTCCTTTTCTTGTAAAAATCGTTCCAACGAAAGCTCTCTACGATTCCGCTTTTGTCTTTTAATGTAACAATATTCGGATATACGCCGATTACTTTCATTTTTCTGTATTCTTTTACTGTTTTATATGTCCTTGCGTCCTCGGAGGTTCTTTCTACCAACACCTGGTAATATTCTCCTCGGTATACGCCATGTCTCTTTTCCAGTTCTCTTGTTTTCTCTTCTTGTCGGATTCCCCACATGGCCTGTGTTAAAACAGGGTCTGGAATTCCGGAACCGTTCTTTATCATCTGCTTCCCCCCCCTACTCGTCTTTTGCCACCCATGCAATTACCATAAATCCTGCTGCTACAATCGCAACTAATGTGCATCCGATTATTTCCATTGTTCACTTCTCCTTTCTCACATGTCCAACATACTTGCCTTCCCTCTGGGATTATTTCTCCGCAACATATGCATCTATCTTCCATTTAGTCACCTTCTTTAAATTTCAAGTCTCAGTTCCAGTACCAGTTCATTGTTATGCGCATATAACTCTGTCACATAATATTCTCCATAGCTATCAAAATCCGATATTCTTGCTATCATGCTTTCACCCGTTGGATAATTAAGCCTAATCGGTTGTGTTGTCGTTAAATAATGCGATATATCTTTTAATTGCAAATCCTTCATCTTATTTTCCTCCACTAAATTTCAGTTTAATTAAAATCAATTGTTACCCTCTTTTTTTCATCAGTGACATCAAAAGATTGATATACTTCTGAATATCTTTCGATTTCATACCCTTTTTCTTCTAATGCTTCTCTACAAATTTCCATTACCTCTTCAACTGTAATAACTTTCTTCATTTTCTACCTCCACTAAAGGTTAATTTTAATTATCTTCCCACTTCTTTAATCTCTGCCCGCACCAAGGACAAAATCTAAATTCTGCATCTTTGTCCATATCTGAACCACAGATACATGTTATTCCATCTACATCAAAAACGTTCTGTTCGCATTCTTTCTCCGTATCACGCTCCTTCAACTCCATTACTTGCTCAGGAGAAAGACCGGTATCCTCATAATTCTTCAAAAGCATATTCGCTTTTTCCTGCCATCTACACGTTCCATATCTGCACTGGTCATTGCATTCATCATTTTCATAATCGCATGATGCCATCTCTTTTCCTCGTACTACTATCGTCTCTTTTCTAGTTAATCGCTCCATCTCTGTTCTCCTTTCCTAAAGGTTAATTTAGTTCTCTAATCCTAATGTCCTGCCAGAAACGTATTAAGGATATGTTCTTTCCAGTCTTGTTTACTGTCTGCTGCTCTGTATGGTTCTGGGAGTGGCTTCCAGGCTAAAATCCTTCCATCATATATCCCGTAAGTCCAGTACCATAAGTTTTCTTTAAACCTCATTCTTTTTACTGGATATTCTTTGTCATCACACGTTACAAGATATATCCCTTCTTTTTTAGGTATGTTCTGTTCTGTATAAGGAATCCAATCATCATTTGTCTGTACATTTGCCTTCTTAACTTCTTCCATGTAGTAGATAAGAGCACACACCCAATTCAATTCCTCCATTCTATTAACTGTTTCCTCTATTTCCAGCTCCGCATTGCATAGATGCTCTTGTTTTCTTTCTTCTATCTCTTCCAAAATCTTCTCTAGTACGTTCATACCTAATCATCCTCACTAACTGCATGTAGAATCAGCTCTGCATCAATTTTTACTACTGCTGCATTGCTAGGAAATGTTACAATTATGTGTTTCGTAAAATTGTAGGCTGTATCTTCTCTTCCTATTTTCATAAAAATATTTCCATCACATTTAAAAACATCTTCTGGTGCAAGTTTTTCAAAATAAGTTGTTCTGTTTAATGTTTTATCAGTTATTTCCATCATTTTCCCATACCTCTCTTTCTATCTCCTCATCCGTCAACTTCAGCAAATTCCCGGATTGGAAGAACACTGCTCCGGCTGGTGTTACCTGCATACATTCTATGTAACCTTCTGCTTTGGCTTCCTTAGTTCCGAATTTTCCATGTAGGGTCTTGCTGTGCTTACGGAGGTAGGTTTTTCCTGGTATTAAGTCTTTCTTGTCCATATTATGTTCTCAACTTCTCCTTCTCTTTTCTTCAAAATCATACTCTTCCAGTTTTTTTAATAAAAATTCTTCTTTTGTTTCTTCCTGTGCTACCACTGGCATGCATTTTAATGTACAGGTTTCATTCTGCCAGCAAATTCCTTCCTGCCCGCTTTCGCTTACTGGAGGGCTTACCAGGCCTTCTCCCTTTTCTCTGGAGTATCCGTCTACCATGTCCACAATGTTTTCTGCAATCATGACTGTTTCCATTGTGTTTGTATTCTGCAGGACGGCCACTCCCCTTCCATAATCCCGGATGCGGATTCCTGTATCTTTGTACTTTGTCTTGAAATATGTCGTATCTGGTTTATAGTATCTTTCCGGGAGCAGTTCCCTTTCTTCTGTCTGGTTATCTTCACTTTTCCAGAAAGCTACCGCATGTCCTGCTGCCGGAATAAATCCTGTAAGCTCTATAATGGCCGCTTTTGCTTTCTTGGTCATCCATTCACTGTCCAGATAGATGCTCCAATATCCACCCAGTAAATAAATTCCTTCTCCATCATTCCCTACAGTAAGTCCTACTCCGCTCCATGCTTTCTTCATCAATGTCTTGAAATAATTTATTTTTAAAAACATCCTTTCTACCTCCGTTTCTTTGCGTTTCTTACACTTTGTTTCCTTGGTTTTCTGCTGCCTATGCATCTTCCGCTTTGCTTTCCGTAGATATAGGCGGTAAAGTTATTTCTCCCCATGATAGCCTCCTATGCATGTTCTATTTTTCTTTTCAGGGCTTCGGCAATATCTCCATGGCCGGTTTCTTCCAGAACTTCTACTACCGCATCCAGGGAAACAAATTTTCCATTTGCCTGCTCATTTTCTTTTTCGATTGTTTCCAGGGTTTCCATGTCCGGATGAATTCCACAGGTTTCCTGCATGGTTTTCGCCATATCGGAAAGTTTTACATAACTCTGCCCATAGCGGTCATAACTCATACAGGATTCACTATGCTTATCCATCTGCTGCTCAAATCTCTGTAAACGGACAGAACGCCATCCATGCTCTTCATACAAGACCCACATGGCTACTGTCTTCATGGTGTTCATGATTCTTTTTGCCAGCATGTCATAGGTGGCTTCAATGGCTTTCTCCGGAATATTCATTGGGATTCCTATTGCCCCCCGTCTGCGTAAATCCTGTTCCAGATGTTCTATTCCTTTTTCTTTTGCTACTCTGAGGGCATAAGCGGCGCCCTCATTTCTCCATTTTTCTTCCTTTTTGTTCATGGTTTTCTCTGTACCTCCTTTAAAAATTCCACAAGCTCTGTTTCATTGTTCTGGAATCTATTGTATTTCTCATGTCGGCTCCATTTTGGTATTCCGTTCTTCCGTGGTGGTTCCGGTCCTCCTACCAGGTGCATATAGGAAACTGTGTATGTTCCGGTATATGGGCTTTCCAGTTCGTATTCTTCGGCAATTAATGTGGCGCCATTTTCAAACTGGTATCGGTAGTAGGTGGCTCCTGTATGTTCGTCTTTGTACCAGACTCCCCAGGAACGGTAATTATTTAGTCATTGTTTTTCATTTCCGGAAGAGGAGGCTGTGGAATTTCTTCTGTTTCCTCTTCTGTTTCTTCATAGCTGGCAAGAAGAAGTCTTAAGGCATCTACGATCATTCTTTTCCTTAACATCATTCTGGCCGGAAGTCCTTCACAGGCTTCATATTCTTCCAAATCCTTTTCCTGTTCAAAAAGGAATCTCTTTATGGCAAATATGTTGTATTCTGTCTCTTTTTCCTCCTCTTCTCTATCTTCTATGTCTGGTTTTACAAGAATGGTGTTTTGTTGTTGCGCCGGCGCAACAGCTTCTATCTGCGGTTCTTCTTGTACTTCCTGCTGCTCTTCTGTCAGTATTTTTTCTGGTTCTGCTGCTACTTTCGCAGCGTTTGCCCTTTTCCAGTACTCATATTCTCTTTCCAGTCTTTTATTATCCACCTCAAACAGGGTGTTCCCCTGGCTGTCATAGAAGAAGGTCTTTTCTTTTCTCCTAAGAGCCAGATACATCTTACCCAGGCATTTTACTTCCGTTCCGCTTTCCGGCTTTTCATATCCATTTTCCAGATAGGTTTTGACTACTTCGCTCCATGTCCATCCGTATGGCTCTCCACCAAAGGCGAAATATGGTGTTTTCTCTTCCGGAAGAACTTCCGGATAATCTTGTATTTCCATCTGTCCTGGAATCTCTTCCGGTTCTTTTAGCTGCCGGATTTCTTTTGCTGTCATTTCCGGTGTTGCTTTTTCTATCTGTGTATCATCCAGATACAACATTTCCTGTAACTGGCTCTTTCCAAAATGGGCAAATTCTTCTCTCAGGTACGGACTGTTTCCATCCCTGGAAAATTTATCGTTCATGGCCATCCATCTGGAACAGGTGGATTTGCTGATTCCGTAGGTTTCCTGTGCAAATTCCCATATACTGACAAAGCCGTCCTGTGTATACATCTCATTGTCCCGGATGTATTTTAAGTAATACCCTATAGTGATAAATTTCTTAGACATGCTCTCTAAGTCATTTTTTATAATATTCTTGGCGCTGTCATAGGTTGTTGTCAGACATTCTTTCTCATTCATGGTTCTGTCTCCTCCTGATTAATGGAAAACCATGCATTTTTCTATAATTGTTTTCCTTTGATTCCAAATGTTTATCTATAAACCTCAGGTTCCTTAATGCCATATCGTAAACGGCTCCTTCTCTATCCAGTTTCTTTTTTCTGGCTTCTTGTTCCTGTATTTTCTCCTTCAAAACTTCTGTTTCCTTACGTTTCTCCTCTATTTTGGTATTTAACCTGTCCTTAAACAGTTCTGCTCCGGCCAGAACGATAAACCACAATACCAACAGTGCAAGAAGAAATCCGCTTATCTGCAATAAAAGAATCCCTATCTGTTGTATTGAATATAATATCTGCATAGGCTCCCTCCTTAACTAAATGGCATTTCTTCCTCTATCCCCTCCGGGATATTCATAAATCCATCTTCATCCTCTGTTAATTGTCCTGCTGCCCTTGAAGCTTCTCCTGCTGCTGTCCCGGAAGCTCTGCTGGAATCTCCTTTGCTCTCAGCAAAATCCTGTTCTTCTACCACAACATCTGTGGTGTATACCTTTCTTCCCTCCCGGTTCGTGTAGCTTCCAGTCTGGATCCGGCCGGAAATGATAACTTTCAAGCCCTGACGGAAGTATCTTTCGGCAAATTCTGCCTGTTTCCCAAAGGCCACACAGTTGATAAAGTCTGCGGTAGCCTCTCCGTCCCTTTTGAACCGGCGGTCTACTGCAAGCGTGTATCTTCCGACTGCCATTTCTCCCTGGGTGTATCGTACCTCCGGGTCTCTGGTTAATCGTCCCATTAAAACAACTTTGTTCATGTTTTTCCTCCTTTTGGGAAAAAGTCCCCCACCGCCTCCACGTTTAGTATTTATCAGTAGTTTACGAATCTTATCCACAGGAAAATTGTGGAAAGTGGGGATTTTGTCCCATTTTTTCTTCCTGTTTTTCAAAAATTAGCTTTTAAAATGCCTTTCCTGATAGTAAAATCAAGCTCTCTCGAATCCCCCACCAAGATAGGATTTTCCAATAATCTGGACAAACTCCTGACGTGTATGGGTTTTCTCATATTCCTTCTGGCATATTTCTTTTAGGATAAGGTCATTCTCCCGGTTCATGTGTACCGCTTCCTTCCCCTCCCGGTGGTGCCGGATGCAGAGATTTACCTTAAATCCATGGATTTCACTGTTTCTTCTGTTCGGACCGAAGAAAATATGATGGTCCTCTACGGTCTGATAGTCATAGTTGCCTTCCAACAGTATGCATAGATAACACTGCTTATTTTCCTGGTTTTGTAAGATGCTCTTTTGTTTCTTTGTTCTTTTTTTCAAAGCGTTCCTCCATTTCTGCCAGCATCCAGTCTGTATAGGAGTGTTTCCCGATACAGGTGCTGGCCTTGTGTATCTTTATCTTTTCCCAGACAGTACGCCATTCTTCCTGATTGGCAATCGGCTTTCCATTTGAAGTAAAATCGTTGTCTGCCCACTCCGGCAGTTTCTTTGTGAGCATGTTGCAGACAAAAGCGTCCTGGCTGTAGATACAGATGGTACAGGGTTCCCGGATGCGTCCAAGCGCTTCTGACAGGGTTTGCAGAATCTCCCTGTGGTAAGTACCTTCTGCCGCCCGGAATTCTTCCCTTGTCTCTGCGTCCCCGTTTTTCTTTATGTATTCCAGGACATAGCCACAGATTCTTTTATGTTTCCGGAATGCTGTACAATCACATTCCAGGTAGATGCTTACCTGTTTCATTTACCCGCCCTCCTTTATCAGTGTGTAATACATAAATTCGTACCCATCTGCAGTAATTCCCTGCCGCACGCTGTCTTTGTCCAGATACCATCCCCTTGGAACTTTTATCTCATAAGAGAATTTATTGCCTTTCATGGGTTTTCTCTTTGGAACAGGTCTTATGAGGTTCTTGCTTGGGTTATAGGACTTCTTCTGAATCTGTTCGTCTGTGTCCCTGGTCTTCTGGAAGTATTTAATAAAATACTCTGCAAGCCTCCGGTACTGGCCGGAGCTGTCCATGGGCTTTATGGTTGTCCATCCGTAAGTCCAAATGTTCTTTAAGAGCCGGATATCTATGGAACTTACTACCATGTGGATGTGTGCGCCTCCTCTTTTCCCTACTTCTGCTGTCCAGACATACTTAAAGACTGCATTTGCTTTCTTATAGATTTTCCTTAAATCCCGGAGCAGCTTCTGTTCCTGTTTATGCAACGCCTCCACACTCTCCGGTCTCTGTTCTTTTTTATAGTCAAAGGTTATGTACCAGCAACTGCTGTCAAAATTGGCATTTAACAATCTTGTCAGCCTCCGCACCAGATGCCTATCATTTATTTTCTGCTGCTGCTCTGTTGTGGGGTTTACCCTTTTACTCCTTTTCCTTCCCTTTGGCTGTAACCAGTATGTGTAAAACTTAGCAATCTCCTTTGTTCTCCCAGCCTTACACATCATCTTCATGTATGGCATTTTCTGTCCTCCTGGTCGAAACTGTAATAAACTTAGCAAGTCTAAAGCGGCTTTTTCAGCCGCTATCTTTTCTTGCTTTTCCAAGCCATACATGCTATACTTTATTTGTCTATTTTAAGCTATGTATAGCTTGCCCAGAGGTTTTTGCCTCTGGGCTTTTACTTTATCTGTATAAAATGCTTCTTGGGATTTCTTGCATACCGGTGTTCCCGTTCTCCCACAAAATTTCCTTTTCCTCCGTGGCTCCCATGGAAACGTTCTGTGTACCGGTTGCTCTCTAAAGTAAGAGAGCTTATCCCGTATTTTTCTTTTACTCTCTGGACTTCTTCAAAGACATGCAGCATGTCCTCTTCCAGACTGGCAAATTCTCCCATTATGTATGCTCCTTTAGTAAACGTTCCAAATGTTTTTTTGCCGCTTCATAGCCTTCCAGCGACGTCTCTATCAGTGTTTCTTTCTTGTAAATATCGTAAATTCCATCAAATCCGGCGCTGTTTGCCCCTCCATTCTCTTCAATCCATACATGAATTGACCTTCCATTTACTTCAAAGTGAATGTTGTGATTTGTTTCTTTAAGCACTTCCCTTGATAATGCATAAAGTTCATCTGCTATTTCCCAAAACATCTTGACATCCTCCCTATCTACACCTTACAATAAAGGTGTATTTTATGTTTTTGTCCGCTTCTGGTTCCTAGGCCTGGCGGACTTTTTTAGTTACTTCTTTGCACTTATCTAGCAGCGTATAGACCAGGAAGAAAATAGTTCCTGCTCCGAAAATCTGTGCCGGCATGGACATTCCATCTGGTACTTCCAGAACTGTATTGAACAGTATGACTGTCCAGAATAGTGCGTCTTTTATTGTTTGTTTATGCATCTTTCTCACCTCACAATCTTTAATCTTTCTTCTTCAGGAATCCCCAAACCATCCATGATTTTCCACAATTCTCCCAGTGTTGCTGTCTCTGGCATGTGGATACGCTTGTGTAGCGTGCTATATTTCATGCCGATTTTCTTTGCAAGGGATTTCTGGTCTGTGTTCTGCTTTATAATTGCAGTCTTAAAAACCTGTGTAACACCAGCTTCTCTGGCTTGTGTTTCGGTTAGATATACTATTGGCATATGGAACACCTCCTTTTTCGCCAAAACCTTACATTTTACACCTCTTGTCCTTTTCCTCTTCTTCTGCTACAATGAATTCAAAGAAAAGCTTTTCTAGATACATGATTTTGGCCTTTACCTTGTGCGTGATTCTGAGGTAAGGGCCTCACTTCTTTTTTCTCATACCATTTTCTACTCTAGGAAATACTCAATACTTACGCCAAATCTCTGATTCTTCCGGTGTAGAATTTCTTTTCACAATTTCATCTGCCACTTTTTTGTGTACAGATTTACTAACTTCATCAAATTCAATTTCTCCACTTCTGAAAGCAATTCCTATCATCTTATTTAACAAAGCTAATTCTTTGTAGGTAAAATTCATGTCTTCTCCTTCTTTCTTGCTTTTTCGGATTCTCCCATCTATAATTTACTTACAGGCTCCTGCCAGAGCTGAGTATAAATCAAGGAGGTTAGATGAGTATGGCATCAATAAAAGTTGAACTTTCCGATGCAGATGTAATATTTATCTACGGAAACTTTTTGAAGGAACTTTCCAAAATAGAAAAAATGAAATCATCTGCAAATTGCCCTTTTGACGAAAATACTATTTCAAACAATAAAGCACCCTATTTATCTGTTGTAGAAAAGCTCAAAAAGCAATGCCCTCAATTAAAAAAACTAGATGGTTGCTTCTAGAGAGTCTGCCCTTGAGATTTATCAAGGGCAGTTTTCCATTCAAGAAGTTCTTTTTCAGCCGAAGTAAATTTATATATATTAACAATATAAACTTCTCCTTTAAAGCGTATGGCCCTTGATAAATTTTCTTTTTTTCTCCCCAGTATTAGAAGAATTGCTCTCCACATGACTTCTTCACCCCGCTTTCTACTCTAGGAAATACTCAATCGTTACACCGAAGTATTTAGCTACTTTTATCAAATTATCCATCCTTGGAGACGATTTGTCCCAACGCGAAATAGTTGCATTACCTATCCCACATTCCCTTTCAAGTTCTGAAATTGTAATTTTCTTTTTATCGCACAATCCTCTAATTTTCTCTAAAACCACTTTCTCACCTCCCTAATCTTATTGAATTTAGAGAAAAGTATTGACTTTTATTAGAGAATAATCTAAAATATGAATTACCACAAACATATTGAGATTCTCTTTATTTAGGCTTTTCTCTAATTTCTAAAGTCATTATATAGGGTAATCTCTAATTTGTCAATACCATTTTTAGGTTTTTCTCTAATTTAGGAGGTACCCATTGAATAGTGTAGAAAGAGTAAAAAAAATATGTAAGGAACGAAAAATTCCTATTTCAAAATTAGAAAAAGAGCTTGGTTTCTCCAACGGATATATTGGACAGTTAAGAAAAGGGGTATTCCCCGCCGACAGACTTGAAAAAATCTCTAAATTTTTAGGTGTTTCCACAACTTATTTAATGACTGGAGCAGAAAATACTTCAGATAATCTCACAAGTAAAGATAGGCGCGATATTGCAAGAGATTTAGAGTCCATTATGGATAAATTAAACTCTCAAGAAGCTGGTCCTGCAAGTTTTGACGGAAACGATATTCCCGAGGATGACCGAGAATTGTTTGCAACACAATTAGAGGCCATGCTTATCAGATTAAAGAAAATCAATAAGGACCTGTATAACCCAAACAAGAATAAGAAGTAGGTGTTATATATTGAATAGAGATATTAAAAAGATAGCTTTGCATCTTATAAAAAAATACAACACCCAGAATCCTTTTAAGATAGCAGATGCTCTTAAAATTGAATACATAGTCGGTCCTATGGGGCAATATAGTGGATGCTATCTATATCTAAAACGTCATAGATGCATTTTTATAAACGAAGATTTGTCTGAAAATGACATGCTCTTTGTTATGGCCCATGAACTTGGCCATGCACTTTTACATAGGACAGAAAATTGTTATTTTATCCGCAATAAAACATTTTTGTCTACTGCATGGATTGAAAAGGAAGCAAATATCTTCGCTGCTGAGTTGCTTATACAGGATTCGCTCATATATGAAAATCCAGGCATGACCAAAAATCAGTTAGCGAGGCTTGCTGGATATAATGAAAAGATTATGGATTTTAAAAGAATTGATTAATTCGCTACGGCGTTTTGAACAATAAACTATGAGGAGGAATTTCATGAAAACTAAGGATTATATATATTTAGATGAAAATTTTCTCAATTCTCATCTTGCACAATTTGAAAAAGGATTACTGACTAAGGAAACTAGCGAACATGGTACAGAAAGTGCCGATTCGATAAGTGGTTCCAGCAAACACATTGCTGGAATAAATGGCATATTGGGAATAGGAGCTAAACTTCATAGCGAGATTTCCGAAGGAGATAATTCTGTAGAAAGTGAATTTACAAAAAATATAGTTGAGAATGTATTAAGTGATTATGCTATCGATTTATTAATACAAGATTGCAATGAAAACGGCGTATTACATCTCTTTGATTCTGCATCTGAAGGAGATTTTATCTTATATAGTTCCAAATTTCAGATTTACGATTTTGAGTATTTAAAATCTATCACTGATTTAAACTATATAAATCCATTCTTAAATGTAAGTACATCTACTAAAAAGCCAGGATCACAAGCAACAAAGCAGGAGCGAGCCGCATATCAGCTTGCAATAAATCGACAGAAAGAAGAAACTCAAAGTGCTTCCAACAACATAAAAATGCTACATGATTTTTCCTCCTTCGCCAATGTATTGTTTGCTGATTCTATCATTATTAGAGTAAATAATGGATTGGTAATTTGCAAACGTGATAAATTACGCTTGAATAAAGCCCAAGTTTCTTTCGAAAATGAATCAAATAGAAGTATAAAAATATTTGGTGTTATTTCCTCAATAAAAAAAGAGACTCATTCTGATGGATCATTTGCTCCCATTCAATCAAACGATCTAGATAAAGTCTCTTCCATGTTTATTGATATAATACTATCCAATTTTAATATGATTTGCAATAACGATAAAATCATTAAACCAATAGCTATTTATTTCGAAGCCGATTGATGGAGTCTGTCCTTTCTGCAAATTTATTCTTCATGTTTGCAGATGCTACTTTACGCTCACTCATGCGTTTTTTTACAGAATCATGACGCTCTTCGTGTATTTTTACAAATTTATTATAATTTGACAACACTGATTTCTTTGATAGCATTATGACCACCTCCTAATATGTATAGTATTTCATAATTTATCAGAAAAATCAATGGAAGTTTATGCTAATTTATCTTGACAATATAATATACTTACCCAGGGAACCGTTGGGGTGCTATATCAGCCGCCGGACGTAAGAAAGGAGGCTGGTGCTTATGGTTACATACAGTGATTTATTTACTTTTGTAATTATGCTTTGTGCCGTCATAACTCTTGTTTTGACTATATCGAACCACAAAAAATAGCACCCCAGCTCTGGTAAAGTAAGGTGCTACTTTTTGAACCTATTTTATCCGGCGGTCAGGTGTGCACTGACCAACGGTTCTCTTGTTAAGTATATTATATGTCAGGCTGGATTATTTGTCAAATATGAAAATAGCCACCCTGCTCCTGAGAAAAGTAGACGGCTATTCCTTAATAGTTTAAAACTTATTCGCCGGGACGGGTGAAGTGCAGTCACCTTCCGGCTCCCTTGTTAAGTATATTATATGTCAAGCTGGATTATTTGTCAAATGTGAAAAACCGCTCTTGTGTTATCTAAAACAACCTAAAGGAGATGAAATCTATGGATGATTTTGAAAAGAAACTATCTGAAATCCATGAACGTGTTCTTGGAAAAGCTCTCACAAATGAGGAAGAAAATAATTATACTGAATCTCTGTTTGAATCTATAAAGCACATTAATGAATATGGGGAAGAATTTTGGTATGCAAGAGATTTACAAGAAGCTCTTGAATATACAGAGTGGCGTAACTTCTTTAAAGTAATCAGCAGAGCTATAACTGCTTGCGATAACAGCAATAATATAGTTTCCGAACATTTTGTTGAGGTCAACAAAACGATAAATATGCCCAACAATGCATCTAAAGAGATTCCTGACTACAAATTATCACGTTATGCTTGCTATCTCATTGTGCAAAACGGTGATTCCAGGAAAAGGGTTATTGCACTTGGCCAAACTTATTTTGCTGTAAAGACCAGACAGCAAGAATTGATTGATAATTTCGAAGAGCTTAATGAGGACCAAAAAAGATTAGCTATTAGACGTGAAATGGCAGAACATAATAAATTATTAGTAGAGGCCGCCAAGAATGCAGGTGTTGAAACAAATCTTGACTATGCTATCTTTCAGAATTATGGATATCGTGGTTTATATGGCGGTATGGATGCAAAAGCTATCCATCATCACAAAGGTTTAAAACCATCACAAAAAATCTTAGATCACATGGGATATGAGGAGCTTGCTGCTAATTTATTCCGTGCCACTCAAACAGAAGCTAAGATTAAACGTGATAATATACAAGGCAAAAATGAAGCAAACAAGACACACTATCATGTGGGCAAAGAAGTCCGAGATACCATTGAAAGATTGGGTGGAACTATGCCTGAGGACTTGCCAACACCATCCAAGAGTATTAAGCAGATTGAACGAGAACAAAAGAAATTAGATAACAAATAAAGAAAACCGCCCCTGTGCTACCAACACAGGAACGGCCACATATCCGAAGATATGCATTCATCAACAATAATATTGTATCATCTTCGGAAACAGCCTGCAATCGGAACATATTTTCGAGGGCTGTTATTTTTATACCCAAATATAGAAAGGAAGATGAATTATGGCAACAGCTAAAAAACTTCCGTCAGGCTCCTGGCGGTGTCAGGTGTATTCACACACCGAAGAAATTCCACAGCCGGACGGCACTACAAAAAAGAAAAGAATCTATAAATCCTTCACCAGTGATATCCCTGGTCCGAAAGGGAAACGTGATGCAGAAAAGCAAGCTGCGGACTGGGCAGCAAAAAAGGATGATATCCTGAAAATAAACAATATCACCCTTGGGACTGCGATTGACAAATATATCGAGTCAAAAGATGCAGTCCTGAGCATTACTACCATTTCTGACTACAAAAAGAAACGAAAGAATGGCTTCAAATTCCTGATGGACATCCCGATCAGGGACATTACCACGGAAATGCTCCAAGAGGCGGTAAACCAAGAAGCAAAAAGAAAGAATCAAAAAAAGCCAATGGAAACCATTTCTGCCAAGACGGTAAAGAACGAATATGGATTAATCACAGCAGCACTAAACACTTACAGAAAGGATTTAAACTGCTCCATCACTTTACCGAAATATCACAGGCAGATTAAAGAGCTTAACACACCGGATGCCATCTTCTCCGTATTCGAGGGAACAGATATTGAGCTTCCAGTGCTTCTGGCTATGTGGCTCAGTTTCTCCATGTCGGAAATCAGAGGGCTTACTAAGTCAAAATCTATTTCTGGGGATTATATTACCATACATGAGGTATTAGTCAGTGCAGATAATAAAGACTTCAGGAAAAGCACAGGAAAGGTACAGACAAGGCTTAGGAGGCACAAGATGCCACCCTACATAAAAGAGCTTATCAATAATGTCCAGGGAGATGTTATCGTTCCAATGACTTACAATAAGATTCATCACCGGTTTAATGCCCTTCTGGAAAAGAGTGGACTTCCACACATGTCCTTTCACGATTTGAGGCACGTCAACGCATCTGTCATGGCTGCACTGAATATTCCTGAGAAATATGCTCAGGAGCGTGGTGGATGGAAAACTCCGCATGTAATGAAAAATATTTACACACATACCTTTAGCACGGAAAGAAAAGAAGTAGACAAGAAAATAGATACTTACTTTGAAAGTGTGATGCAACACGACATGCAACACGAAAAGAAAAAAGCCTAG